ATTTAAGTTTGATACATCATCGAATATAGGAACGTTAGGCCAATGCTTCTTGAGTACAGCTTGGCATTTCTTATCTACTTCGCAAAAGGCAACAGTTTCAAAGCCAGCGCGTTCTAGGCCAAGACTGAATCCGCCTATTCCTGAGAATAGATCTAATACTTTCATCCTGTTATCTTGCCTCCAAAGTTAAAACGCAGATCTTTAACAAAATCATCTGGATTCAAACAAGCATCCAGATTGCTCACCAACTCAATGCTTTTAAACACGTTCGCGTCGCCTTCGCCATTGCGAATAAACTGGCCCTCGATCTCATACACTGCCTCAGTTGGCGTATCGCTTTCAACTCTTGGCCAAGGCACAACGTCAGGATGCAAGACGTGTGAGTCGCATCCTTTGCGCTGGAAATCCTCTGGGATCTCTTCAGCGTCGAATCTCGTGCAGTCCCACGTTCCGTCAGGCTGTGGTGACGAGTGAGCGCACGTTCGACAGTTAATCTGTTTTGTCGGCTGGCCCTCATGACATATGTGTTTCGCTGGGCAAGTCTTGCACATAAACCATGTTGGATCTTTAGATAGTCTTGGCGGCGCCTCATCAGCCGTCGTGATGAACTCGCCCTTGCGTAACAATTGATCCGCCAACTCTTCGTCAAACTCAACGATTTCTGTGTACATCTCGTCGTTGTCTTTACAGACCGCGACATACAGCGCCTTTGGGATCTCTTTGCCCTTCATGTAGATCTGCATCTGCGCGTAATGCATTGGCTTAGATTCCTTGACGCCCTTTCGCGCAACCAAGTCAAAAGATCTCTTATTGTGTGTCTTGAACTCGGCGATAAACTTTTCGTCGGTATGCCCGGGAACGCCCTTCACGATGATCCCGTCAACACTGCCGCTGATGTGTGTGCCAAAGTCTACTTTGGCTTGGTTATTACCGACTTCGCGTATGTCGATTCCTATCGCTCGCAAGTCAGCAACAATGACTCGTTCTTCTAGTTGCCCTCGACGAAACAGTCGCCGCATACGTCCAGAGAAGTGTTCTTTGAATGTCCATCTGAACATATACCAGAGATAACGCTCGCACTTGTGACCGAGTACCGATCCGCCCATGTGTCCACGTTGTGTGTCTGTGTTCTTACGATGATGCTCGTCAATCAGTTCAACTATTTTGCTCATGTGACTCCTTAAAAAAAGAGGGCCGAAGCCCTCTTGTTATTTTGCCCAAGGCGCGTTTGAATTTGCTTCTTTAGGCTTTGCGGCTGGTGGTTGAGCGCCACCAGAGATTGGTTTCCAATCCCGCACATCATTCGATGCCGCGTACTGCTCAGTCGCCGGGCGGACAGTGACTTTGACTTTCAAGTCCATGCCGATTAACTCGTCAGTGTCTTTTGGCAACGCCGACATACCGCCAGCTAGTGCAATCTGGCTCAACTGCCTTCGACCAATTGATTCAGCCGCCGCGTTAGGATTGTTGATGGTTACGTTTCCGAACACTACACGCCCAGCGTATTCATTTCCGGTAATGTCATATCGTACCGAAATATAGCGCCCATTCCCAGCCTTGGTGGTTTTTAGTTCAGCGCCCATGATGCGAGCGTCGTACCAGCCGTCAGGCACTGGCGTGTACTCTCGTGGTTCGTCGTCAATTACTAAGTCGTGATTGTCAAATTCTAGATCCATATTACTCTCCTACGTCCTCGTTTGTGATTTGAAAAGATGGTCTGCTCGGCACAGTGGTGACTGCGCCTAACAGTTTCTCGGTGATGCTAGTGTCAGTTTTTTTCCAAACTGACATATTTATTTCCGGCTTCCACCGGAAAAGAACTGGCAAGTGGTCAGATAGACCAGCTTCCGCCGCAAGATCTTGTAACTTGTCTGAGTCAATCTTTCGATTGAGCCGAGTCGTCACTTTGATCTTGATATCTTCGATCGTCTTGGTTGTCGTTGAGTCAGCCATGTCGTCGATTTCCATCATCTCGCGCATTGCATCCTCGATCTTACGGCGCTCGACGGTTGCGGCTTTCTCATTGACTTTGGCGTTGATCCAAGCCGTGCTCAATCCCTTCAGAGTCTTTGGCAACATATCAACCTCCGATCTTCGTGATGAGTTTAGCGAGGTCAGGCTCTTCCCATTCCTCAAGCTTGCCGGAACGATCCTTGGCTTGCCACGACGAGTCTGCTTTGCATTTCAAGCCGTGCCATGCGTTACCGTCCGAGTCCTTTTCGATCCGCAATGCCAACACTTCGTCGAAGAAGTACGGTAGTTGCTGACCAGTCTTGTTCCCGGGCATCGACGGCGCGTAGAGTACCCGCCCCATCTCGTCTTGCATTTTCTCCAGCTTCGCTGTCATCAGAACGTGCATTGGCAGATCGCGGAACGCGCGGATCAAATCCGTCATCTGTTCTTGCATCGCCCCGTAAGCTTGGCGTGGATCTTTTGCTTGTTTCTTTTCAAAGTTCAAAACAACTTCAGCGATCTCTGAGATGCTGTCTATCGCAACTGATGAATAATCTTTCGAGTTCTGCATCAACCACGAATAAGCTTCTTTTAGATCGTTCATGTTGCCGATCTCGATGAACGGTAGATCAGCGTCACGAATACTCAGCAAGCCGCCCTCCGCCGACAGAATTATCGGATTTGGTAACGTCGTGATGAGCGTGGTCTTACCAGCGCCAGCTTGCCCGTAAACAAGAATCTTAACGCCTGTTGCCGCAATAGCGGACGTACTATTTAGTTTTATAGCCATATGGCCTCCAAGTTAAACGGCGGTCGGGGAATCCCATTCGCCAGTTGTTTATTTTAGCAAAGTCTTTTCGGTAATGGTGCGTATGAATCAGACTCGATCAACATTTCAGCGTAATCGTTAAATGCTTCTTCGCGCTCGGCCTTGTTGGTCATGTCAGCGTCTGGGAAGAAATCCTCAACCGACTCGGCGATTGAGGTAAATCCATCTTCTTCAATGACGTACAGTCCGGCCTCTGGGAAGTAATGATCACGCGCACTCATGTTTCGCTCGTTTCCATTCACCGACACGAGCGTTACAAGCGTCGTGGAGTCTGGTTTGCTCGATACAAACTTTTTTATCTTCATGTCGTTGCCTCTCTTCCCATTCTAGCGCAACCAAATAGGACAGCATGATGACAACTAAGCCGCCGAGCAAGAAATACATCAGGTCGATAAATCTCTCAAATAGTTTAAGCATTCCAGTTATCCCATTTCTCGATCATGATTGGCTCAACGATATCGCAAAAGATCTTGGCTTCTTTGTGCATCTCGTACTCGTAAGTATCAATTGCGGTTGTCTCGATCTCGGCAAAGTATCCGGCGTACTCAAGGACGTCAGGAAGCTTTGGATCGTCTCGGAAGATGTAACACATCTTGCCTTCAACCTTGAGGATCTCTGGGATCTCGTGATCCCTGTCAGACGCCATTGCGAGGAATAATAAGTTAACTTTAATTGCGACCACGTTTGTCTCCTTTTCTAAAATCAATACAGGACTTGCACATCCATCTGGAATTATTGGCTTTGAATCTGCCGCCCTCGAGCGGCCTGTATTTGTTGCAGTAAGCGCAGTGACGCTCGCCCGTATACTGAGCGACGGCTTCGCGCATTTGATTTATTTTTAGTCTTTGGTCTGGCAACTTTCTCTCCTTCTATTTTGACTTCGTTAAATTTCCAGTTATCACCATGCAGATTCTCATAGCAGAGTTCGTCATAGTGGGATTTGGCGGATTCATGGTCAGCATATTCGCCGACCACATATCCGTTAATGATTACTTTAAACACCGATCTTGAGCGAGAAGATCGCTGACGTTGTTGTGTACTGCTCGCGTGTATTAGCGTCAACGCCCATGTCATCGAGCAGAGTTTTCCAGTCAACGTTTTTGCGGTTGGCCTCGACATACGTTGCGTTAAAGACCGAGCCGTAGATCTTGTTGACGTCGTTGGCGTTGCAGTAGTTCTTGATCTCATCCTCAAGAACTTTCATCTCGCGCTTGTAGTCGTCAACGATCTTTTTCATTGCGCCAAGTTTGTCGACGAGCATCTCAACTGTGTTTTCTGTTTTCATGTATTTCTCCTGATTTGTTGTAGGACTGTCGGCGATTCCGTGTGTCCATGTAGTAATTATAATCGAACTAATATTTTTGTGTAAATAATTTTAACTAAAGTGTTTGGCACTTTTGTCTTTTTCACATATGAAGGATTAGCACCATCATTTTCGGGATCATCTCCAGTTTCTACCATAAATAACTGACTCAAAAAATATTTCATGCTTCCAGTTTTTGCTTTGAAAATAGATTTATCAGATGATGGCGGCACATGGCGTAATGCAGATTCTGTAGTCTCACCCTCAAAGTATGAGGGGCCGATAAGGATAACATTTGATACTCCTGAGACTGCTCGATATATAAGGCTTAAGGCATCCGGCAAAAGTAAACTGTCATTTGACGAAGTAGAGGTGTATGGGACGAGGGAGCATTGATAGAACTTCATTTGATAAATAATATAAACTTGAATGCTGACAGACACCTGAAATTGTTCCAGATGATGTCATCACTATTGAATAAGGCGTAGCAATGTCATTTCGACATATTTTCCGTCTCATTTTTATCGTCTTCTCCCTTTACCTCCTGGGTGATGCCTTTTCCCGCTGGGACGGATTCAGCCATTATGCATCATTTGCTGAATTTCTGCCAAGTGTTTCTCTTGCATTTATTCTTTGGAGCATTGTTTCGTTTCTTGCTGCATTCGTTATCTGGATGGTATTGGCTGTTTTTGAGCGATTGTTCCGTACAATGAGATTGCATATCGGGACAGATCATGTAATCGTTTATTCTCTCATTCTATTGTTGCTCGGAATTCTGACCTGGAAGGCAAAAAAAATCCTCTGGGCTGATGCCCAGACAACCCTCGCGATAAAGCTTGCTGTACTTGGCTGTATATCACTTGCCTCATTAGTCCTGACGCGGATGTTTCGCAGTCAGGCAAAGAAATGGATAGAGGGGATCAATGAGAGGATCACCCCGCTGGTCTGGATCTTTGGGCTTCTGCTTGTTTTCTCGCTTCCGGTCGTTGCATACCATACATGGTTTAAACAGACATCTGTAATACCGGAAAATTCCCCCGCTGCCGCCTTTTCTGACGGGATCAGACCAAATATTCTGCTGGTGACATTTGACGCGCTTGCGGCCCGGGAGATGTCCCTTTATGGTTACCCAAGGAAAACAACTCCGTTTATCGATGAGTGGTCAAGGACAGCGACGGTATTTAACCGGGCTGAAGCTGCAAGCAATTTTACCGCGTCAACGACAGCAAGCCTTATGACCGGCAAGAGAG